CCATCTCATCATCCTCATCATCTCCACCCATCATACCACCTCTTTTTACTGATTTTTTTATTCTACGCATACCTTCCCCTCCAATTGTATTAATACCACTTAAATAATCTCTTTTCAATTGTCGTATTTGTTGTGCTTCTGTTCCATCAACAACAATTATACCACCATTAAGTTCTTCCTCAACTGACGCTAATAATAATTGTACTCTTTCTTCTGGTATTGTAGGGTTAACTGCTAAAATAAGATAATCCAATACACCTTCCTTTTCGGCTGTTGTTAAAGGTCGTATTTGTTTTCTTACTGCTGTTGTTTTACTTTTAATCATCCCACCTTTTTTGTACCCCTTTTTAATATCAGGGTGCTTCATCGCCTGCGCATAATTTATTCCCTTTTTAGCAGCAAACATCTTAATATGTTCTACCCAAGGGTTTTCCATCTTTTTAATAGGTGGAGATATTATTTTTGCTAAACTACCCCCTCTAATACGGGGTCTTTTCGCTGGTCTTGTGTAATGTGCCATATCGTGATCTAAATAAGGGCTTCTTATATCATCAAGATACACCTTTAATAAATAGTTTATTGTACTAATCCTATATTCACCGTCTTCTGTTCGGTCTGGTCTTAATACACCTTTTCGTTGTAATTCTCCGTAATGTTGTGCCGGTGGTGTTGGTGGTTGGTCTTCATAAATATTCAAATCAAATAAAAACTTAACTATATCATAAGTAACCGAAGGTATAGAATCAAGATCATCCAATATGGCTCTCGATACATCATCTATAATTGTATTATTATTAACACCAAATCCTCCCGTATTTACATCACCAATTATTCTTCGTGCTTGACTTCTAATAAATCCAGCGACACTTGAGAACTGGTTAATCGACATACCATCATCTACATTCTGATTAAAAAACTCAATAAACCGTCTTCTAACATCAAATACTTCTTCCGGTGATGATTGAGGTGTAAGTGGCTGTATACTTGTTATAAGTCCAGTGTTTTCTAAAGGCGTAATCGCACCACCTCTTTTTACACCATAACCTCTTTTCGTTTTAACATCAAACGCATAAATTAACGATTTTAATGGATCTTTTAAATTATCGTAATCTCCCATATCGTGTCGTTGTTGAATTAAAGTAGTAATTTCAACAATACTTAAATCCTTATATTTAAAAGTATCCTCCGCTTCTTGAATTGTAGGCATAACCTCTACACTATTTTCAAACATACGACCCTCATACGGAACAACACTATTCGTTTTCTTTAAACGATTCACCATCTTTTTAACCCCCACGCCTATTATTTGATTCGCCGGTAATCGCCCCAATACATCTGTCTTGTGCTCCGTAAAAGGATTAAGCGATTCACTTGGTATGGTAATGGTGCGATCAGAGTTTCGTAGTGGGAGCAGTGCCGATACTGGATCACGACTGGTTCGTATATTTATTTCTTTTTCACTTGTTTTTTGTATCGCATCCAACGGAGAAACCGCTTTGTTTAAATTAATTATTTCTTTACTATTTTGACCGACAGCGGACGCAATCTTGCTGCCGATAGAATGCCCCAGTGTTGTGATGTTATTCGCACCATACTTGTCCTCCGCCTTTTTTTGAACCTCTGCTGCGTGTTTAAAACGAGCCGTGTTTTTAGGGTCGCCACCAGTCGCGTAATAAAGGTCGGTCGCCCAGTCCTTAGTACCTTGTGTCCCTCGGTGGACGACTACCGCTTGTGGTGTGTTTCGGTTTTTATAAACTTGAACTCTACGCCCCGATAGTTTTTTATCGAGCATAAAATCACCTATACTTGCCGCCGGTGGTATTTGATAAGAGTTTTTAAGAAATTGTTGTATCTCGCCCACCGGTAACCCTCTACCAACAACCTCCGCTCTTGCTGCGGGGATACCCGATGGAACTGCTGCTGCTGCTTGCCTTATTTCTACTACTAATGCTTCAGGTAAACTACCCTCTTCCATCCTTACATAAATATCATCCACTATCGGGACGACTGAACCAAGAGGTATATTTATTCTCTCCAATTCAGTAGCAATTTCCTCCGGTACTACTTGATTATTTCGTAATCGCATATACGATTCATATAAAGCACCCAAACTGCCAGCAGATATCGCGGCGAGTATAAGAGTTATTAATGGATCCATCGCACCCCCCCTTTGAATAATTTGATAGTCGGGATTTCGTCGCAGTAAATCTATATTGTGCTGTCCCGTGACCTCAATAATACGACCATCTGGGGCTCTAAATTGAGCGACTACTTGTGCGGGTGCGGGTGGTGGTGGCAGTGGCTTAACCTCTGATGGTGGTTGTGTTCTTATCTCCCCGCCCTCAACTTCATACCCGGGGTCTTCTTTTGCTATTTTCGCCCGGTCTTCTTTCCGTTTCTTGGCTATTTTTTTTGTTATTTCCTCCGCCTTTTTTAGGTTGCCTTCTTCTATGGCTGCTATTTGTTTTTTTAACTCTTCAACTCGCTTTTTTGACTCTTCGCTTATCTCGGGCACTGGGGCTGGCTTGCTACTTCCCGCACCTTTTCCTTTTTTTACACCTTTACCGCCTTTTGATTTTTTTGACGGTGGTGGTGTTGGTGTGCTGGGTTTTTTTTTAACAATAAGTTCTTGAACCGGTGGTCTTGGTCTTTCTGGTTGTGGATTTACCAAACCGAATAAATTGATAGGGGCTTGTGGCTGGGCGGCTACTGTGGTTGCAGCGGGTGGTAATTGTCTGCTTTCTATAATACGTCTTATTCTATCCCATAGTTGTGGATCGGTTGCCCTTGTCTTCAAAGCAATCAACTGTGCGTCACTCATCTTTCCAAGTTTCGCATCTGTATATAAATTACTTTCCATACCTTTACCGTTTTTATCCAAAGCGCTCAATAATCTTATCTGTTTTTTTGCGTTATCCAACGTCGTATGATTTGAATGAATAACACCAGACATCTTATTAAACACTTTATATGCTTCTTGATTCCGTATTTTTCTGTAAGCATAAGGCATAATTTTATATATATAGAGATATAAAAAATTATTTACCATAAAATATTTATTGAGAGATTATTAGGAGAATATTTATTGTCCTTCCAGTTTCCTTTTATCTTTGTCGCCCTTGCTAAATAGCGATTTCTTCTGTCTTTATCCTTGTGAAAAGTAAAATCTTCATATCCCATAGCGCCAAAATTAACAATCTTGTTATTATTAGGGTCATATATAGAATACTTTTTTTTAGGGTTTGTTGAAGTATACAAGACGGCGTCTTTCCCTAAATACTCTATTGCTTTTTTTTGTGCTTCTACCGGGTTTGAATATTTTAATAGCGTTTCCATACTATATTACTATATTATTTTCCTCGCTTCCACTACTACTATTGATAAGATTATTACTGGTACTTACAGAACATAAAGCGGATGGTATAGGAGATAAGTTATCTTTTAATGTTTTTTGAATAGGAGAATTATTCTCTATTAGTTTTTGATAGGTTGAGAACTTTTCCTCCAAAAATACTTTACCGTTAATTGACCTGTTTTCCCTCGACAAAGAAAGAACTTTAAATATTTCTATTCCCAGCAAATAAAAATCTTTACTGGCTATTAATTCATCTTCCATACTGGACTGAATAGATAAAAATAACTCTATTGAACCTATTATCGAGCAAGTGAGGGAGAGCACGCAGGTTATCGCGGATATTAAACCTTGCTCGATATATGGCTGCAGCCCAACAGAAAAAACTGATGTGAAACCGCTGATACAGATGACCGGGATACGGAAATATTTTAAATACCCTTTGAAGAAGATGTATTTTTTTTTATGTTGCGACGACAGTATCACGCAGTTTATTCTTATATTCTCTAATATTGACTCTACATCAAACGACCACCCGTTTATATTATCGCCCTCCATAATATAAATAGATATTTTATTTACTCCTAAAAACGGAACTGACGCTTGACGCCGCTGACGCCGTGAAACTGTAGAGTAAAGATATTTATGGCTTGTTTTAATAGATTTTATGCGGAACTCCAAAAAACCCGGCGTCACTGGCGTCACGGCGTCATACCCGGTATTTATTCCAATTGAGCCAATAATTTACCCCTTACTAATTCAACAATATAGGTATCATCAGATCCCCAAGCGGTATATTCCTCTCCTTCAACTACAATCTCCTTATACTGCATAAACGGTTTTCCCTCCAAGATACAATTTAAGTGGACGCCTAAACGGGCAGATTCGCCTAATTGAACTCCTAAAACGGATACTCTAAATCCTAATACTTCTACTTTTTGAACGATAGGTTCGGCTAAAGTGTTTTCCATTATATAATTATCTAATATTTTATTTTTAGATAAATCAACTAATTTATGCTATTCTTAAGATAGAATAATAATATGTTCCTTGAGTGCCACCACCTGCACCAGTACATATATATTCTACGGTTATTGCCGTAGATCCGTTCGCAGATATCGGCGCTTGTAAACTTATAGGAGTTTGTGTTGTTGAGTTACTGTTCGCTGTAAAAACTATTGTTGATATATTTTGAACGGTTCCCCCATATTTAATTGAAAAACTGGTTACTTGAGCTACGGTGTTATTAGGTATTGCTGATATATTAAAACATACTAAATACAAACCCACGACTGGCGTTACTGAAAATACGTTATTACCCGCAGATGTTCCGAAATTAATAGACCCTGTTCCACTATAAAAATACCCAATATCCGTAGTAGCAAAAGTAGGGACAGAAGTATATAGCGGTGCGACTTTGTTATATCTAACTGTTTCAGCATTAGTTCCCAACACTATATCATTACTTCTGTTTATTATAGCCCCCGACCCAAGAGCAACCGAGTTTGAGTATACGCCGCTTGCTTGTGCTTGATACCCGATAAAAGTATTGTTTGAACCGGTTGTTAAAGCCGTTCCCGCTTGACCCGCTTGATATCCAAGAGCAACGTTATTTGAACCAGATGTCACCGATAAAAGGGCGTCCGAACCAATCGCAGTATTTAAAGTTCCGGTATTTGTTCCAGCAGTTCCCCTCAACGCTCGATAACCAATTGCTAAATTATTCGCCCCAGTTGAGTTTCGTGCTGCGTGAAACCCGACCGCGGTTAGTGTTCCGTTTGTATTAGAATATAGTGCTTCGTGTCCTACTGCCGTATTTTGTCCTGCGGTTGTTGCTGTAAATAAAGCACCCGATCCAAGAGCCGTATTTTCTATACCAGTTGTATTTGAACCAAGAGTACTTGCCCCTAAAGCGACGCAAGACGAAACAGCACCGCCACCTCTGCCTACTGTTAAACTATTAATAGTAACGTCGTTCGTTGTTGCTAAATTAGCGATTGTAATTGTCCCGGTTTGAGCGACCGGATATTTTACATAATTCGCGTTTAAATAATCTGTATCTATAGATGAATACTGGTTGAAGTTGGATTGATTAAAAACACTTGTCGTATATGTTGGTGGGGTTTCTTCACTCATTATATTATACTAATATATTAATTTTTAGAAGTTTTATGCTATTCTAACAATTCGTAAATAGCCCTGCCCTGAAGTACCTGTTTGTAATGAAACTGAACTATTTGATGTAAGAGCCCTAACCTCTACTACATCACCAGCACTAATATTTCTAAAAGTACTAGGAGAAACTGTAAGTTCACCACTACCTACTATAGAGTCGTCTGTTTTTATAGCGACAGCACTATTTATATAAAGTCGTGTTGTGAAGTTTAAAGCAACGCCTGTTGTTGGAGATGCTCTCAAACAATACATAATAATATAAACTCCGTCTTGTGATAAGGTTATACTCATTAAAGTCGTGTTTGTAGTTCCTACTGAAGCTGTTGCGTTATTATCTGATACTGTGTACCCAACTTCATCTGCCGTATAAGTAGGTACAGTAGTATATAGGGGTTTTAGTTTATTGTATCTAACAGAATCGCTTGTTGTCCCTAAAACGATCTGATTACTCGCGGTTATTGTTGCCCCACTTCCAAGAGCAGTTGAGTTTGAAAAATTATTAGCGCTAGATGTTGTTTGATATCCAATATAAGTATTATTTGAACCGGTTGTGTTTGATGACGCCCCAAAACCTCCCGCTTGTTGTCCTAATGCAGTATTATTACTACCAGTAGTAGTTGATGATAAAGAACCAGCTCCTACCGCAGTATTAGTACTCCCTGTATTTGCGGCGGTTAATGCTTGGTACCCTACTGCAGTATTGTAGTCACCAGTAGTACTTGCTGTTAAAGCATAAGCACCTACCGCAGTGTTGAATCTAGCAGTAGTACCTATTTTTAATGTTTGATAACCTATCGCAGTATTGCTACCGCCGGTAATTGAACTTAAAGCACTAACACCGAAAGCAGTATTATCAGTTGTATTACCGTTACCTTTACCAATATTCAACCCATTAATAATAGCGTTGTTTGTTGCTGTTAAAGTAGTTGCTGTTAAAAGAGGTATTGTTTCAGTTGATGACTGGGCTGTAGGAAACTTTAAATAATGTGATGCTAAATATGTCTCGGTAATAGCTCCACCACTGCTAACTGTATCATTAAAGAATGCTTGATTAAATATACTTGCTTGATAAATCGGTGGGTTTTCAGTACTCATTATATAAATATCAATATATTATTTTTAGGAAGTTATTTTATATAGGTATTATATAGTATGCCTCCTAAAAAAGATAAACCAGCAGAGTTGATTGACTGGTACAAAAAGATACCAGAAAAGTTCCTTTTAAAACAGCATAACCCGCACTATGACGTCCACCATATTAAACTACCCTTTCGTATGTTAATCGCTGGTGGTTCCGGTGCTGGAAAAACTCAAACACTATTCTCTCTAATCTACAATATGCCTAATACCTTTGAGAATATATACATCACTACAAAGAATAAGGATGAACCACTTTACAATTATCTTGAGGAAAAGTTTGAGAAGAAGGGTGGAGTGAAAATTACCGAGATCGATAAAGAAGGTTTACCGGATTTAGACAAGTTGGATAAAACCCAACAGAACCTTATTGTAATGGACGATTTAGTAGGAGAGAAAAACCAGCGCCCGATGGAGCAGTTCTTTTTAAGGGCGCGAAAGAAGAATTGTTCTATGATTTATATATCGCAGTCCTATTATGCTGTCCCAAAGATGATTCGCAACAACTTAACCTACTTGATAATTAAGCAAGTATCCAGTATGAAAAACTTGACGATGATTGCCCGAGAGTATGATTTAGGAATGAGTAAAGAACAACTGACGGATATGTATAAGGATGCTACTTCCGACAAACAAAGTTTCCTTATGATTGACCTGGAGGGCGACCCTAAACAAAGATTTAGGAAGGGATTAAGCGAATATTACGAAATTGAGGATTAATATATTCTTAATTTTTTACTTTTCAAAAAAAAATATCCTAAATATATATATATTATGAGTGGCACTGGAAGTTTGATGATCCGCAACCTTCGCACCCGCGATGACTACAGTAAAGCAGTTCAAGCGCAAGATGAACTGATAAAAATCGCTATTGCTAATGATAGCAAGATTGCCGCCGCCCGGAAGGCATACAAATACGGGGAGGTGCCACCTTTAACGGCACAGCAAGACAAAGACCCAGCCGAATTACAAGCCGACCAAGCACGTCAAGAGTCCGACCTTATCCGCAACTTACAAAGTTTAGGATTTAGGTTTTCAGATATTCAACAAATCGTCGGCAGTTTAACGCCCGATATTGAGTTCAAGGTCAATCAAACTTTTCCAGCGATTAAGCGTCGTATTGAAAAAGATTTTAACCCTAAACTAATCACGCCTAGTTTCTTCCTTGACTGGTTAGACAACTATTTAGCGACACTTGACCGCTCCAAAGGTTTCATCAGTGGTGGAAGTTCCACCAAACCATCGGCGAGTAGCAAGTTTGATTTAGGTGGTGGTGAAGAAGCCAACATCACACTTGAAACTGAACCAGTTGAACCCGGTGTTGTTGTTGAACCGATTACTGTTGTCGGTGAGAAAGTTGTAAAACCAAGAAAAGCCGAGATGATTTATGCTACTGTTGACGACTTTATTGTCGCTTCGCTGCCAGATAAGAAAAAGTTTTTGAATAAATATTTAACAGCGTATATGAATAGCAATCCTCCAAATCTATCGGATGAGGAAGTAGACAATTTAGGTCTTGCGCTGGATGCAGTGAATAACGCCCAAGGTTCGGATAGAATGGGTGCTTATTATGAACGAGGAGGAGTAGGAGGTGTTTTAACTGATATATACTCTGTATGGGCGCCTACTGTATTTAATAGATTAACCGAAATAGGCAGTGATTTATTGCCTATGAGAAAAAAAGAGGGTGAAGGAATAAGACGAAAAAAGAAGGAACCAAAAGGATTAAAACCAATTAAACTCGGTAAAGGAATTGTCGTTGAAGACGCCCCCGTTTTTAGACCACTTGGTAAATATATAGTTCATTATGGATTTCTTACCAACCAAGATATGCTTAACGTCAAATATCCCAGTGGGGGCGCTATACCACAGTTTAAACCAACACCGGTGAGTGATGTATTTAAGGACTTTATTATCGACCTTTTAGAAAGTGGAAAAGCCAACACCCGAGTATACGAGCAGATACCAATTGAAGAGCGAAAATTATTTGAGAAGGTTGCTAATGGCGCCGGTATATTCCACTCTTTAGGTTTAAAGAAAGTGGTTATGGATACAGAAAAAGAGGAGAATGACCGGTTTGCTTTATTAAAAGGCGAGTATTTAGCAGGTAATAATTCTCAAAAAGTCCTACACGAATTAAGGCGTTTAGTGATTAAGTTTATGAACGATGGTCGCTTACATAAAACTCAAGCCCTTAATTTTCTTATGGAATTATCTATTTAGGAATCTACAACGAAGTTTTTTATCTTGTTAATATATATTATGCGAACTCTTATCTTAAATAGTAGTAATATCGTATCAGATACAAATAACTCCGTATTAGAATATAACTTCCCCGCTGGTGGTATTACTTTATTAGAGGGTGATAAAATTGCCCTTGCTTCTTTACAGATGTATTATTCAACCTTCAATATCACCGCTGCGAATGGTAATAACCAATTTAGTTATACTTGGATTGATGGCACTACTTTCCCAGTAGGCACCGGTACATCCGCTACAAGTGAAACCATACCGGACGGATTCTATGATATTGACGGATTGAACGACCTATTACACTATCAGATGATAGCCAACGGGCACTATTTAATCAATAACAGCACGGGTGATTATGTATATTTTATTAATTTATCAACCAACGCCAACCGATATGCAGTTCAAGCCGATTGTTATAGAATCAATACTTCGCTTTATTCAACAGGAAGTTATACCGCAGGAGTTGCTACGACAACGGCAGCATCGTGGGCTGCTTCGTGGTCGGGCACTACACTTGTCCCTCAATTAGTCGTCCCATCAACTAATTTTAGGAATATTATCGGTTTCGCCGCCGCTAGTTATCCAACAATCCGCACCGGCTGGACGAGCACCCAATCCTTCATCTCCTCCTTCACTCCCCAAGTCACTCCATTATCGTCGTATCTTTTGACTTGTACTTTAGTCAACAATAACTTTGCTGTCCCCAATACTTTAATTTACTCCTTCTCTCCTGAAGGAACTTTCGGTGACCAGTTCACGGTCGCACCAAACCAATATGTTTTTATTAACGCTCAACCCGGTTCTTATACTACTTTTAGGGTGAGTTTTTTAGATCAAGACGCCTTCCCAGTTTCTATTCAAGACGAACAGATGGTTATTCTTTTAACCGTCGCAAGTAAAGGGGACAATTTAGGATTATAATTTAGCACTTTTTTCTTATGAATATATATAAGGTATGTATATTCATAAACTAGGAAAATCTACAAGTGGCGGTGGAGGTAGAGTGAGTATGGGTTTAGGGAAGAGACATAAGGCAGCGAGGGATCATAAACGAACGATGGGTGAAGGTTTAGCAGAAAAGATTTACGAGGAGGGGGTCGTCCATAAACCTACCCGGTTGTTAAGGGATTTAAAACCCGCTCAACGACCCGTCGTTCCAAAAAAATATGTTTCTCTCTTGTAATTTTTTAGGGTCAGGTATTTAGGCGAAAAAAATTATATCAAGGATTATTTTATCTTTGCTATAATATATAATGGATAACCTCGTCTTTGAAGAGAGCGTCAACGCCGAAATCCCAACATCCGAGTTTGTCGACAAACAGTGGCTGTATGTAAACGACAACAACAACTCCAACTATTCGGGACAAATTGTACTCGATACTACTCCCCTATCCAATAGCGGCTCCTATATTAACTGGCAGGAAGCATTCCTCGCAATTCCACTTGTTTTACAAGTTGAAGGTGATGCTACCATTACCTCAACCGGTGCTTTTGACTGGATGGCTGGTATGAAAAACGGCTTCTGGCAGATTATTCACAGTATGAGTGTAGAGTTCAATAACGGATCAATCATCCAACAAACTCCTTTCTTAAACGTATTTACCAGTTTCAAAAACTTGACCTCTTGGTCTAACGAAGATTTAAAGAACTGGGGCTCAGTATGTGGTTTCTATCCCGATACCGCTAAATCGTGGGTGTATAACAACTCCACTGTTGCTGCTTCTATTCTTAACTACTTGAATACATCAGGTCAAGGTATTTGTAATAATAGAAACGCACCATACGTCCAGATGACCGCTTTACCAGATTTAACAATTGCCGCTGGTGATGTATTAGTTATGGTGAACACATCAACCACCGCAACTTTAGCATCTGGCGATTTCAGAGCCAACTACAACGAAGGTTTCTACAAGCGTCAATCTTGGTTGAACTTTAACTTGACTCAAACAACTGCTACACCTGCTTTGACCGATACAACATCAAATCAAGCCGCTTTATTAGCAACCACTTCTGGTGTTTCTTCATCAAGTGGATTACAAGCAATATTTATGTCTTACGTCCAACAAGCATCCACTACAAGAACGATTGTATTTGACGCTGTTGTTCGCTTAAAAGATATTGCTGATTTCTTCCAAAAGTGTCCTTTATTAAAAGGTTCTACTATGCGTATCTATATCAATACCAACCAAACTTACTTTACTCTTGCTCTTAACAATTCAGTATATACATCATCAACTTCTGGTGTTGTTACTGGTACTGGTATCCTTGCTTTAACTTCTACCCCTACTATTCTAGGCGGAGGTGGAACCAATCCTGTTATGGTCGCCAGTATGGATTTAGGACAAGGTTTATCACCTATGGTACCACCAGCCACTACTATTACCCAAGAAGCACTTAAAGTCGCCTTGTCTATTGTTAGAACTCAATTCTCGGGTATTACTACAACTGTAGCCGCACCAATTACATCAGTCCGTTTATATGCCCCAGCATACGTTATGTCGCCAATTAGCGAACAAAGATACTTGAGTTTATCACCAACGAAAAAGATTGTATATAACGATATTTTCCAATACCAATATAGCAGTGTCGCATCGGGTTCATTCTCATTCCTCGTCACAAACGGTATTCCAAATATACGCAGTGTGCTTGTTATTCCATTCTTACCAAAAGCATCCAACGGTACAGCCCAAACATACGCCGGAACAACTGTCGCTGGTGTCACCACATCATCTTTATTATCACCATTCTCTACTTCAGGTGCTACTCCTGACCCAGTTTCTTTAACAAACTTCCAAATCCAAGTATCCGGTAAGAACTTATTTAACTCAAATATTCAGTATGATTTTGAATCTTTTTACGAGCAACTTGTTAGCAGTAATCAATTGAACGGTGGCTTAACAACCAGTATGGCTTCCGGTTTAATCGGTAAAGAAGATTTCCAGTGGTTATACAGATACTACTACGGTAACTGCTCTCGCTCCATTCCATCAGAGGACGGTGTCGCAAAAGCAATCCAAATCTTAGGAACAAACAACTCCGCAGTCACTATTGACCTAATGGTGTTCGTTGAGTTCCAACGCGAAATTGTTGTCGACTGCAGATCGGGTGCCCGTCTTGCTTAAATAAAAATAGGTTTCTTTAAAGCGTCTCTTTTGAGAACAATTTAGGAGAAATACAATAATATTATCTTTCGTAATATTATAGTATGATGGATCAAATCCCAGTTAGATTAAGTCCAGCGCAAATCCGCAAGTTGAAGATGGGAGGGGCAATCGGTTTAAAACCCTCCAACTTTGCCGAGGGTGCCACCCACTCCCTCGCTGTTATGCCTCAAAATCTCCGCAAAATAGCCAGCGCAAATCGCAAAAATAAAGGTATGCGCCTTATGTTGAAACCCGGTGAAGATGTTATCGATATGATGTCCGGCGGGTCTATTTTAGGCGATATTAAATCCGCCTTTAAAAAAGTCGGGTCAACTGCTAAATCTATTGAAAAGAAAGCAGTTAGTGGTGCTAAAAAAACTTTCGGTACTGTTGTTAAAGGTGCTACCAAAGCAGCAGACGCCGTTGTTGATGTAGCCAAATCTAAACAAGTCAAAAGAGTCGGTCGTAAAATCGCATCCACTTTGATTAAAAGAGGTATCCCAGTGGCTACGTCCGCTCTTGGTTCTGCTCTCGGAGCAACCGCCGCTACTTTAAGTGGTAACCCCGAATTAGCACCTATGGCTGGAAGATTAGGGGCAGTATTAGGTCGTGAAGGTGGTATGGAATTATCCAAGTATGTATCCCGTAAAACCGGTTATGGTATGAAGGGCAGAGTCCGTCTACCAAGTGGCGCTACTATGCCTAGCAGACCAATTGTCGGTCCCGGTGGTATTCGCAAAATATCCGGTGAAGGTTTTTTACCTGCGGGTGGCGACCAGTCCGGTAGTGGTATTTCGGTCGTCGCACCATCAGCACCAAAGGGGGATATAGTACAATTAGGTAGCCCTTATGCTGCCATCAACTCCGCTGCTATGAATCCTTTTATCGCACCAAGTATCCAGTTAGTCGGTAGAAAAAAAACCGGTGCTGGGTTTGTCCCCGCTGGTTAGGGGAGTGTATAATTAAGATAAATTAAATACGCTTATTTAGGAAAAAATATTATACTCACTATTTATATAATGGTGAATATAAACTATATTACGATGGGAGATAGGAACGAATCCCGATTGTTTCCTATTATTAGAGAATTGTATGGAGATGACCTTAATAAGATTGAAGGTAAGTTCGCCCCGTTTGATTATCAGAGTCCTACTAAATTAATTGAATTAAAATCCCGCAATTTGAAATACAATAAATACCCGACTACGATGGTGGGGTATAACAAAATAGAATTAGCCAAAAAAGAGCGTGAGAAGAAAGTATTGTTTTTATTCGCTTTTTTAGACGGGTTGTATGAGTGGGAATATACCGATGAGAACTTTGAGTCCATAGGTGGTATGAGTGCGGTGAAGGATATGGCTGGATATATTAAATACAACAACACCAATTTCAACCCGAATAAAACGCACTTGTATATCCCTATTGATAAGTTGGTGAAGAAGAGCGATTTTGCTTGTAGTTCTTTAACCGATTGTCTTGTAAATTAATATCTTTGAATATTATATTATGCTGTCTAATATTCAAATTGAAGAGATTGCTGGTGATTTAAAACTCCCAATTGTAGGCGTATTTAGTAAGGATCGCTTACCGGAAAAGCGTTATGAGGGCAGTTATTATGTGAATCTTCAAGATGCAGATGATGGGGACGGTACGCACTGGGTATTTTTCCGTATTTTTTCGCCAGACGAAGCGGTGTATTTCGATAGTTTCGGGTTGCCTTGTCCGGAAGATGTAAAACGGTTTTTAGAGCCCTTCTCTCCCATACCGTATAACAACCGGCAAATCCAAGATGTTAAATCTTCTTATTGTGGTTGGTATTGTATAGCGTGTGATTATTATTTTCAGTATGACGTGAAAAAAGGGGACGATATTGTAGACAAGTTTGATGATTTTTTGAATATGTATAGCGCAAAAACCCCGGTCAACGATAAGATATTAAAAGAGTATTTAAAGAGGGACGAATAGGTCGGGGTGTTTTAAGTCCCTTTTTTGTTTTAATTTTAAGGAGAAAAGCCAGTGACGCCGTGACGCCAGTGACGCCGGGTTTTTCAATACTCCCTATAAAATCTATTAAAACCAGCCATAAATATCTTAACTCTACGGATTCTCGGCGTCAGCGGCGTCACGGCGTCAGTTCCGGTTCCACCCCCTCCCCACACCAGAATATCATATTTTTTTTCAAATAAAATATTCCAACAAACCTTAATCGGTCTCATAAACCTCCTCCACCCTTTTATATCCAACAATCCCGCCTAAATCTCGTACTTCCTTGTCGCCAATCAATCTTGACCCAAAAGACAAGTTTTTATTCCACTTTATTCCAATCGCCGCCAACTCGGTTATTATTTGTTTCCGTTTATAACTGGATATTTCTTCAATCGCAGAGATGGCTATTTTATCGGTCGCAGCGCCGGTCTCATAATTTTCATAAAACCACTTCGCAAACTCGTTATTTTCGGTTTTCGTCTTATTCACCGCATCTATAAATTGTTTCGGGATCGGCGGGATTCCGTCCATATAATATTTCATTCCATAGTCCAATAGCAAGGATATAATCTCGTCCGAGTATTCTTCTTTTAATTTGTCACCCAATTTTGAATCAGCCATAAACTCCAAAGTTTCATAATTATCCGCCTCCAAACAACCCGTCCGGTCAAAGTGGGAGCAAAATTGTATCTGTTTATACCGGTTGTATACCGCTTGTTCGTCCTTGTCTATTTTCGGAATATGATTGCTGCATACAAACATCTTGTAAGACACTTTCAAATCTATCGTATTCCCATACATTATATCAGTGTTTATTTTCATTCCGTCGCCCACTTTTTTCATCAAAGCAGCGTTTAATTTTTTCTTCGTACCTTCGTCCAACCAAGCAATTCGTGCCCCGTTTAATTCCGGTAATTGTTTATGCGTTTTTGTATTCGCATCTTCCAATAAACTCGGGGTTGAGGTTTTTACATATTCCGGTAAAAGGTGGGTCAAAATATCAAAGAAGAAGGTTTTACCGTTGTCTCCCTTCCCACCTTCGGTTCCATCAACAATATAATAAATTGATTTCTCCAAGTGTGCGTCGCCAGTAAAAGCGTAGCCCAGCACCCCTAAATAATATTCCAAGTGTTCGTCGTTCCAATTCAAAATCTTTTTCAAGTTTGTCCGTAAATTAGCCATCTTTCTATTATCAAAATCGGGCGGGTAATTTATCGATAAAGTAAAGGATACATAATCGTCTTTTCGTATGCCCGCCCTAAACTCACCGGTTTTCAAATCAAATATCCCGTCGGCAAAAATCACCAGTCCACTCGTATTGTCTAATTTCTTTTCAAACTCATTATCCAGTAATAGAGTGCGCAAGTATCTGATGGTCTGACCGAGGTATGAAGGTTTCCCTACTGCTTCACGATAGTGTTTAAGCGACACCACTACTGCATCCAACGGCTTCTTTTTATCCTTATCCGTTTCTTGTCTAGCAATATCCTCTGCTTTTCTAAGTGCGTTATTAATATAGCGCTGGATCGTAGTCGCCACTAAATATTCGTCTGGTTCTTTCGTCTTCATCCATATATTCGCCTTGTTGGTATAATACCATAGTTTCGTTTTACTGCTATAATAAAGTTGTTTTTTCAAGGCGGGAGCGATTATTGTTGCTATATGAACTTCGCCCTTTGATAAATCTTCTACTGTAATATCTATCGGTACAATATCGCTGCGTGGTATAAATATGGCTTCGTTAAACGGCTTCTCTTCCCACTTAACATCCAGTTTAAACTTTTTAGCCACTTTCCGGTTAAACGCTTCGTATAAAACTGCTATATCAATTTTTTTATCTGTAAAAATCTTTTTCAAGGTCATAAACCCGTCTTGTGAGGGTATAATATCGCCCAATTGTAAATTATAGGTACGTACTAAATAAGCAATACAATATTCTTGTATAATCCGCTCCCAAGTTTGAGCGAACATCGCCATAATAGATCGGTCTTTTTCGTCCGCAGTTTTATTCGCCCAGTCGGCGTCGGTTTCTAAATCCGCCCTAATATGTGGATTCACCTCCACGATTCGCTTTCGTATAATCTTCAAATCTGTTTCTAATTTATTCACCAGTTCCATATCTGGTATTCTTATCGATACATATTCCTTCTTCCAAGTATAAATCCCGCCACCAAAAGCCAGCCGTAGCGGTAATTTCTTCGCCTGTTCGTAAGCGGTTAAAACCACTCCGTCGTCGTCCTTTTTATCTTTTAATTTGTAATAGTCCGCAATAGCGTAGCGGTATTTTTTCGGGTCGGCGCAATATTCTTCCAAGCCACCGGTTAATTCCAACCCTTCATTCTTAGAAAATCCCAGCAATATTTTCGGGTGCGAGTTCTGCATATCGTGGTCGATATAATTGTCCGCCGCAAAAGCGTGGCGGGTCGGACGGTGAAATAAACTCAAACTTAAACTGCGGTTGGCGTTAATTCGCCCCCACTTGTGTTTCGCCAGAGTGTACCAAGTTTCAATATTCGCTTCTTCGTAATTGTATATTTTTATGTAGTTTAAATAATGGGTCTGTTCGTCGGGATAAGTTTTCGCAATATGCTTTCGTAATTTAACTCCCATCTGTTTATTAAGGAACCCATAAATCAGGTTCATATCTGGGTATTCTCGGGCTTTAATGCCTAAATAAATTGACCCATCTTGTCGGGGTAAATAAAAAGCGCTGTCCTTAAACTCCGGTTCGTTTAAAACTGTGGTGGTTTCGGTTTCGGTCATCATATATTATAGTGTTAGATAATATTTTGTTTTTAAATCAATTTTTTTATTAATAATTTATTTTAAGTTAAATTATACTTAAAATAAAAAAGAGGTTCAATTTTCTGTGGTTTTTTCCTAAATAGTCGCCGGTTCCCCCCCGAAGTTGAGCGTTTTATATTCCATTAAAAAACACTCAAAAACGCCGGGTGGCAGTTCATCAATCATCGTTTTCATCTTGAAGATGTGGTGTAAGTTCTCCTTGTATTTGTTCCAAGTTTCCTCACTAATATTATACTTCTTCTTGGTGTAGAGAGAGTTTTTATAGTTTTTTGATTTAATCGGATCCTCGTGGTATTTCTTCTTCATATAGTCGTTCATATACGCGTTCATATTCGCCGTTTTTTTCGCTCGGGGTTCGGGTGCCTCCATAATTTTTTTATATATTATTACAATATATTATTTTATCTTTAAATCCTTTTATTATTCCTAAATATTCCTTAAATAAAATATTTAGGATATATATAGATGTGCCTAAAAAAGGGTTGTGTGTATATAGAGATAATAGAGATAAGGGACGGTATTAAAATTATGATTCATTATGATAAGAAGGGGATACCTATTTTTATTCAGTATTTTGACGATAAAAAAAGAGTAGCAAAAGAGTTTGATTAGATATAATAGTGGAAATTACCGTTCCGGTCAAGATAATATTTAACGGGTTTCATATATATTGTTTATTTATTTTTCTTCGGTGGCGACTACCGCAATTATACGCCCTTTAATCTCAACCACTTTGCTAATTACATCATTCGCAATCTTCTCCCTAACTTTATCCTTAACTCGTTGTTTCTCCGCACGGTTTTTTGCTAATTTTTTTCGGGCTTCTTGCTCCCGGTATAATCTACCCCATTCCGCTTGTTTAGACAAGGTGTATTCAAATAATTCTCTCGCTTCTGGCGTCATCTGTTGGATTTTAATATGATTTTCTCTTTATATTATTTTTAAAAACAATATAAACTTAAAAAAGGGACAGCCCCCTTTTTAATTTGTTTAATTACAGTTATAAATCTATTGTGATCGGACTTCGGTGCGGGTATCGTATCTTAAATTAAATCCTTCTGGTAAATCGTATTCGTATGCTAGAAATAACATCTTTTTTCCGTCGCGTTCAATCCAATCGCCACTGGCTGATTTTTCGGTGACTGGTAATGAACCGAGTGCTTCGTGTATTTTTTTTAACTGCATAATCCACTTTGAAGAGGTTAAATATTCGTTTTCGGATAAATCGTCTTGTTGTACCCTCTTCTCTATGTGTTCTAAAATCTCGCATAATCGTTCTGTGACGTTAGGGCAGATGGCGAAGGCGTATATCAATACTCCCGCAATAAATCCCAGCATCGGGGCGTCGTTAGTTACCCACTTGTCTTGTTTTTTATCCAAGAGGGTCATAAATAATTTCACCTTCTTTTTTTGTTCTTGTGTAAAATCTACGATGGATAAGACATCATCAAATAATCCGTCTAATCCACCACCGAGTTCGGATTTTAAAAACAGGTAGATTGAGGTAAAAGTATCGATGTTTAATCCGATTCCGTTTGCTTCCATATTTGTTGTTGTTGTTTTTGTTGTTGTTTGTTTGTTGCTCTTGTGTTTTAAATAAATAAGTAGTTCAATTTTCTAAATCAATTTTTTTTTCACTGGGCGTAAAAAGGGGGGAACATACAATTTATATTTTAGGGCGCCCAATAACCCTAACTATCGGAGTGACGCCGTGACGCCCGTGACGCCGGGATTTTTAGAGTTCCGGTAAAAAATTAACAAAACCAGCCATAAATATCTTAACTCTATGGATTCTCGGCGTCAGCGGCGTCAGGGCGTCAGTTCCGCTTTTAAAACAAAAAGGAGAGTTAAAAAAGGGACAGCCCCTTTTTCAATTTATTTAGGTTACAAATTATAAATATTTAGTTTTCGTTATCAAGGCAGCAGTCGCATAAATATTCATCCTTATCGTTAGGAATAATGGAATCCGAATAATAATCACCACACCCCTCGCAAAAGTGCTCTGCGGCACAGTTATCGCAAATTAAACCTTCTGTTTCCTCTCCCCAGTGGAGATCTTCCTCCTCAACCGCAGATAAATAAATATCGCAAAATAAGCACCAGCATAATGGGTTTGTTCGGTCATCGGCATCCACTAATTTCATTAAATCGTCTAATTCAGAACCTTTTAATCCATATTTATTTTCGGCAATTTTACTAATTTTTAGATTACGCTTACTACGGTTTCCCCAGCACTCATAATCATCCATATCTTCAAAATAAGTTTTCTTGATGGATTGTAAAACAGTAGATATTTTATCGGCAGACATATTTAATTTGATTGTTTTGTTTTCGTTGTTTGATTGCCTTAATAAATTGATAAAAAAGTAGTTCAATTTTTTAGACCCAATCGTAAAAAAGAGAACATCTCAAATTGTTTGAACCAGTTAAAAAAGGGCTAATCCCTTTTTCAATTTATTTAGGTTACAAATTATAAATCTATTCTTCGCAGTGTTCTATCGGGGCAAATAAAGCGGATACATCAGAGCAGTCATCTAAATCTTGGTGAAAATCAATCATAAACCGGTCTGGTGTAATATCAAACCATCCCCGATATGAAACGGGGTTGTCGCCTAATTTTTTTACCGATCCGACATAAGTCCCACACTCGGAGTAGTGGGCTTTGATGATGTCGCCGTTTTTCTTTTTGTAATCACCGATGGTGGTGAATACGCCGATTTCCTTGCTGTCTATTCTTTTATAAACACCGGTATATTTTGTATATTCCCAGATTAATTCCTCCGCAGCATCGGTGCGTTGTGTATCGTTTAATCTCACCCACGCTTTAATCATATATTTTGTTGTGCGTTCATTCTTCGTGGCTTCCCAGTTTTTTAAGCCAACCTGGCGTTTTACTTCGGTTTTTAATCCGATTGTTATTTGTTGTTGTTGTTCGGTCATATTGTTTTGTTGCTTAGTATATTTTTGTAAATAAGTGGTTCAATTTTCTGCTGGCTGCATATTTAAGTTATCCAAAAATCTAAATCAATTTTTTTTTTAATGGCGTGAAAAAAGGGGAGACCCACTTTTTATAATATTTAGGTTACAAAATATAAATCTATTGTGCTAATACTGGTTCTTCCGGTTTTATATAATTAATATTGAGGTGTCTAGCACCACCAATAACTACCCATTCATATTTTCTATTATATCCATTTGCTATTTCGCACGGCACGTTAAGCGCATAATCAATAATTTTCTTTAATCTAGCGGCGGTATTAACATATCCTAAATATTCACCTTCGTTAATTTCGCCACGCCCATTACAATTTTCGCAGGCATTAAGCATCTCATAAAACATATCGCCAACCGCATCGTCATCTTCTTTCATTTGATGCAGAATAGCGATTAAGGATGAGGTAATAAATCCCATAATAAAACCGTCTTTTGAAATCCAATCTGCTGGGCGATAATTTTTTGAGATCAATATTTTAGTAACGATTTTAACTTGTTCTTTTACTCGATCTTCAAGACCCAGCCAAGTACAGGTGTCCTCCATCATTCCTTCTAAATCACAGTTTAAATTAATAAACCTAGCTATAATGGGGACGAACGAGTAGCATACTGTTAAATCAAGTTTGTTTGCTGTTGATGATATTACTGTTGCTGACATATTTGTTGTTGTTTAATCGTCTTGTTGGTTGTTGTTGCTTAGTATATTTTTGTAAATAAGTGGTTCAATTTTCTGGACTATCCACTCCCCCTTTTGTAATAAATCTAAATCAATTTTTTTTTCGTTTGTTAATAAATTGTAATTCTTTTTTAATTTGTATTAACTTATCTACGGTCTCACGAGACAATATTTTTCGCAACTCTTTTTTATCATCCCTAAAAGAGAACTTACCACCGGATAATATTTCTAATAAGAAAATATCCTCAATTAAACCATCTTTTATCTTTAGAATGAGTTTCGCATTACACTCATCGCAATAAGAAGTTTCGCATATTGTATTAAAGATAGGTGAACCATCACGCTCATAACGGCAACAACCGCACTTAAACATCTGTATAGATTATACCCTTTATTTTTTAAGTCAATTTTTAAAAA